TTTCGCATGCAAGAGTACCGATAATCTCTTCACCTGAGATAAGTTTGAATACTAATTTCATTTTAACCCCACTGTATATATTTTATAGTCAAACTGCTCTGAATCATAGATCTTAGCGCGTTCTTCGAAGTGCTGCAATACAAAGTTCTTTAGCTTGCCATGTGAAAGGTCATCGACAATATCATATAGTACAGCATGAGTCTTTTCACCGTGCTGTCTAAGCATACGACCGATTGACTGGAGTACTTTAATCTTCGACTTAGAAGGAGATGCTGCGATCATATGATGCAAACGGTTAATACTGACGCCTGTCGATGTAGTACCCAGCGAAGCCACTAGGATTGCGTTCTCTTCCTCTTCTATAGCCTTACGTATAAGTTCTCTTTCGTTACCCTTTACGGAACCATCGATATAGAATACGTTTGAATGATCTTTTAAGCTATCATACAACGCTTCACCATGATCTGTAAGCCTAAAGAATACAAGCTTATTACCTTTTAAGCTCAACGCGAGATTACGGATAAACTCCGTTCTTCTTGTGTGCCCTACAAGGTAGTCTACCTCTTCTTGGTAACTACGCTTTCTCTGTAGTTTTGTCTTCTTATCGGTAATAGACTTATGAAACTCTTTACGCTCTGCATCAGAATACTTAAGAACAATACATTTGATCTTGATATCAGCAGCATGACCATCATCAATTAGATCACGCGTCGTAGTTGTTCTATAAGGTGCACCAAACAAGCCGTAGATTGTTGTTTTGTTAAGCTCTGAATTATCTAGAGTACCTGTCGTCCCGAAACGATACGGCGTGTTTGCCATCGAGGAGAGTATGTTAATGAGCGTGGTTGCTTTCGCTCCGTGTGCTTCATCGCCGAACACCACCTGATACTGGTCGTACCATTCCTTAGGGAGCTTTTTCTTCCCATTGTCCAGAGACTGCCAGGTAGTGATTGTAGTATCAAATTCGTGGTCATTGGTCTTATTTAATCCGTCTATTGATGAGTTAAAAGTACCGGTATAGCCGTATGACTCAAAGTCAGACTGCATCTGCTTAACAAGCCCGATAGTAGGTACGATAATAAGTGATTTAGTATTAAACTTCTGTCTATACCATTCGTTAATGACGTAGATGATAAACGACTTACCAGATGATGTAGGTGAAAGCAATGTACGTCTACGCGAACGAAGGCACTTAACAATAGCGTCGACCTGATAGTCTCTAATCTCTAACCAGTCAGGTAGATTAAGAGACTTCATAAAGTCTTCTACTTCTTTAACGGATACGTTGTCATAAAGGAATTCGTCATCGAACGAGAAAGTATACCCTCTCTCATCACAGAACTTCTTAATACGCTGTGCCAGACCTGCATATACAAGTCGCGTCATTCTATTTACTAGTCGTATTTTACCATCCCAGATACGTGCTTTATATTTCGGATCAAACTTATAGTTGTCCTTAAAGAACGTTAGATGGTCAGATATCTCCATGAGCGTACCTGGATCACATCTCACCTTCAAATGCGAGGCATTAAAATACTCTAGATGTACATCTGTTTCCAATATTAAGCACCACTCTGGAATTTAATCCACTCGATCGCGTTCTTAATTTGAAATCCGCGATTCATAATAGATTTGATTATTGATTCGAGAAGTTCTATCTTCTCGTGTTGAATACCTATCTTAAGAGTTAGATCTACTATTTCGCTATCTGTATCGACATATGAGCCAGCATCTGCTTTAAGAATTTTACCTATAGGAGGAAGCTGCCAACCCTTTTCCGCTTGTGCGCGTGTAGGGCCTTGTGTAAAGAACTCAAACTTCTCGAGACGGAGTAGTTTAAGGTCAGCTTCATACTTACGGAGGATTAGGCGTTCCTGCGTATAGATCTTATGATACTTCTGGTGGAGTTTAGACGCGTTAAGCGATTCACGATCGAGCTCTTCGCGGTTAATAACGGAGTCACGCTCCCACAGTTCAAAAATGTTTTCAAGCTTCATAATATACCTCTAATGACTTATACTCAATATAGTTGCTTTTAATATAGAATGCAACTATTAAATGTTGTCAATATACCATCTTGTGAAGCGGAATGTCACTGTAGCTGTAATGTACTGCGTTTCTGTAAGGGTTGTATCATACTCAACCCCGGATAGGTTTATAGGATAAGCATCTGTAAATCTGTATACAAGATTTGGATTAAGATTGCTATCTAAAATAAACACTGAGCAATCTGAACGCCAATCTCTGTATTGCTCTAGATTATCTGGGCGACCGAGTGCAACCATCCAATCGAAGATAGAAAGATAATCCTTCATATTTTCTCCTACAAGGAAGGAAATAGTCAGATCATCATATGTGATGTTACCTGGCATAGGAATAGGTACGAATGGAGTAGGTACTGTCGCTGTGCCAAGACTAAGCGCTGGCAATTGTACGGATTGGGCTCTATACTCAATCTCAGGTGTTCTATCGAGCTTAAACTTAAAGTTAAGTTGTGATAGATTATTTTGATCAAATGATGGCATTTTTAGCTTGCCTCTATTCTAGTTTGTCTATATAAGCATATTGTGGCCGACGAATAATATAACGTCCTGTTACCCACTACATCACTATTTATCTAGACAAAAAGAGAGGGTGACCGAAGCCACCCTCCCAGTTTTTTGGTTGGTTAACCCAACTCTCATTATTACATGAGGTTGTTAACTAGCAGACGGCGATAGTAAACGTTGGTGTCTTCTGCAAGACGACCAAGTGCTGAATCGCTTGAACCTTCTGCGAATGGATTCGCTACCATGCCGTAACGGGTCTTGAAACCAATCTTTGGCTGGAAGGTGTCAGGATTGACTGCACGAACCATCTGTAGTGGAACGTATGGGCAGTAGAAGAGACCTGCGTCAAATGCTGACGAGCCCTTGTAGCCTACTACCATGTAGTTCGAACCAGCATATGGATCGATGTAAACGCGTAGACGGCCATTTAGAACGCCTGCGAATGTGTTGCCTGTATCGTCAACGTTTAGGTTGTTCGAGTTAAGAGCTGGAGCGTAATCAAGAACGCCTGCCATCTGAAGTGCCGAAGCAACGTCTGACGAACAGATGATGATGTTACCCTTACCACGTCTTGTGCCCTTGGCGATCTGGTTAGCTTCACGCTCTACCTGGAACATAAGACCCTTGAACTTTTCAACTGACCAACGGCCGTTTGAATCGGTATCAAGATCGAATACGCCTGCAGTTGTTGTGCCTTCAGATGCACCCTTCTTAGCTGTAACAACGATTGTGCGAATTACTTCACGGTTGATTTCAGCAAGAATTTCAGCTGACAGAATATTTGAAAGTTCTGTTTCAGCATCAAGGCCGTGAATAGCCTTAAGATCCTGAGCTAGTTCTAGCGAATATTCAGCCTTCAGAGCACGTGACTTAGCTTCTACAGAAACCTTCTCGATTGAGAACGCCATTTCTGGGAAGATCGATGTGGTGTTTGAGCCTAGACCTTCTGCAAGTGCAGTCTTAATGCCGCCTGCGAAGTTGTAAAGGTCGTTAGTTGCGTTTGTGTTAGCCGATGGTGATGTACCAAGGGTTGAATCGTAGCCACCAACTGCGTTAGATGTTGCATAACCAGCAACAACAGCAGATGCGTTAGCACCACCACGTGCAGAGTGACCTGTGTCTACTTCGTTGTAGAAGGTTTCTGTACCAGCTTGTGTGTCGTAACGAGCGCGCATTGCGAAGATAAGTCCTGTTGGACCTGTCATTGGCTGAACGCCGCAGACATCGTATGCCATTAGGTTTGGCATCGCACGACGTACGAGTGAGATAAGGACTGGATCGAAGTTATCGACTGCAGATCCTGTTGCGTTTGTTGGAGCGGCTTCACCGAGGAAACCACCGGACATTGCAGCACGTGCTTCTGCAACAGCCTTCTCAGTATTCTCAAGAATCTGAGCTGTTACGGCGCGCTTGTGTGCGTCCTTAATTTCTGGAAGGTCCTGGTGCTCCAGGATTGGCTTCCACTTATTCTGAACTTCTTCTGCTAGATATGACATTTCTGTTCTTCTCCCTTAAAAGCTTTTTTTGAAGCTAATTTATTTATAAAAAAATTATTTTACAGCTTTTGCGATAGCCTGAACGTATGCGTTCATGCCAGGAGCTGTGAAACCAGTTGTACCGTTTGCAGTATCATCTTCACCGTCGATTTCTTCAGTGATTAGACCTGTTGTCGAAGCTGTCTTAGTTGTCTTAAAATACTGTTCCTTGACAATTTCTAGCTTCTTGCGATATGTGTCTGCGTCTGAGTAATCAATACCTTCAGCAAGTGTCTTAAGCTTTTCGACCTGAGTCTGTGCTAGACCTTCGGAAACTTCTTCAAAAGCTGCTTCCTTAGTTGCCTGCTCAATGATTGCTTCTAGAGCAATTTTGGCATCAACTGTTTCGTTAAGCTTAGACTTGAGTTCATCAAGCTCAGTCTTCATCTCAGCAACAATGTCGATCTTCTCGTCAGGTACTGCGATGTAATGCTCAGCAAATACATTGCGAAGAGCTTCCATGAAGTCTTCTGCAATATCAGCGCGAAGCGAATTTTCAATAGCAAGCTTGTTATCTTCCATCCACTGCTCAACGCAATAGTCAAGATACTGATCAAGCTTAGCTGTTACTTCTTCCATAACAGCGGTTGTCTGCTCTTCGAGAACTGCTTCATAAGCTTCCTCGAGTTCAACTTCCTTGTCTGCAAATTCTTCTTCAAGACGTGCAACTTCAAGGTTCATACGGGTATTGAGAGCTGCTTCAAAAACAATCTCTGCCTTTTCCTTGAAATCTTCGGTAAGATCGTCGCCGAACATATCGTCGATATCTTCCTTCCATGCACCCTTACCAACTGCATCAGATGGCTTCATAGCTACTGTTGCACGGTTAGATGCTGCTTTGTCTTCTGCGCCTGGAGCCTTGTTAGGACCAAACTGCGACTGAACGTCGTTAAAGATCTTTGATAGGTCGTCCTTACCAAGCTGCGCTAGTAGTGATGTGAAAGTTGCAAGTGTTTGCGCCTTTGTATCACCGCCGCCTGATCCTGCACCTGGCTTAAGAGTATCAGCAGCTGATGCTTCATCAATATTGCTGATTACTTCTTGTGTTTCCTTCTCGGCCATTTTTTACTCCTTATAAGGTATATTTCTGGTTTATTTATTAATTTCTAATCTTTGAAAGATTCGATAGATAATTTTCGAAGAACTGTAATTTCTTCTCTTGAAGATTGCGAGAGGAAACAGCTTTCTCGATTTGTCTCTTTGCTTCTTCAGCGACCTGAATAGCTTTGTATCCAAGTCTTTCATCATAGACCCAATCAACACCTTCCATGATGCCGTCAACCCAGGCATTAGGCGCTGAAGGATCAGCAACAATATCAGCTGCAGTAGCAAGTCTGAAATCGTCTTGAACTTCGTTTACACCTTCTTTATTAAGTTTCAGTGAGCCCATTCCTCTAGAGGAAACACCGAGACGTGCCCCGGACTCCATAAGACCACGAGCAATATTACCCATGGGTGTATTTGTGACGAGTGCTTTACCGATATAGTCTGTACCTTCCTTACGAAGAGTTACAATACGGTGTGACACTCGGTCAAGGTTGATTTGTGGACCGTTAGGATGACCTAGCTCTCCCATAGCAGTCTTAGTATCAACAGCTTCTTTCATGTAACGGGCAACTTCCTTGTCCATTACTTCTTCTGGATACATACGACCATTACGGTTCTTAATAGCAGATTGGAGGAAGACACCCTCGATGTAGAGGTTCTTACTACCGTCTTCTTTTGCTTCTGTGACGTATTGTAGTTCGTCGAGGACTTCTGTAATAAGTTTCATTCTACCCTCTTAAATCTGGAAATATTCTGAGTTGGCTGTAAGGTTACCTACCTTCTGTAATTCAAGAAGAAGGAAGCAGTTTGTCGATCCCATAATATTAACTACTAAGTTAGCTGCTGTGGCACCAACATTAATTGGCATCCCTGTACCAGCATATTCATGCTGACCTGTTGAGTCATATGCAGCTACTAGCGTGCTATCGCGACTTACTGTAATGTAACCATTTGGATCACATCCCCATACTGCTTGAGTAATATAAGCGCCTGTTAATACTTCACCAGGTAACGCAATAGCTGACACAGCACTGTTGCCTGTAACCCTTACAGTAGTATTAGACGAAGTAAAGTGCAGAGCAACAGAAGTATTTTTTCTATTCGAAATAATTGATAATGCCATTATTAACCTCTGTTCTCTAATACGAAGTTGAGAATCTGATTGATACCTTCACGGGTTTCAGCAGTCTCAATCATCTTGTTTTGGTTATCTTTATTTAGGGCTTCAAAAAGACCAAGTATTGTGTTAACATGGGCTTCAGAAAGACCATTGATTCTCTTAAGTAGACGCTCTTCAGGTGTGAACTTTAGTTCTTCCGGTACGTACTTTTCAACAGCACGATTAATAACATCTTCTTTAGTAAGCTTCTTGACAGCTCTCTCAACACCCTTTTGGCGGTTACCCATTTTCTTAAGGTTCTTACCAGCTGGTTCATTGTTTTGAATTTTAAGACCAGCAGTAATACCTTGATCACCGATTTTGAAAGCTGCTTTGTTTACATATGAACCAAGTGTCTTCTTCGAAAGCTCATCGATAGCTTCGACTTCTTCCTTAGT